CTGTAAAAGAAGGAAGAATAATTCCATCTAGATTTTTATACGTTACGCCCATCTTTCCTGAAGCTGCTAAAGCTAATTTATCATAAGTACCATTTTGAAATTTATCAAAATCTTCTGAAGATTTCTTTTTACTATGATGATAAGGAATCCCTAATTTTTCAGCAACTTTAATTAACCCTGTAAAAACTAAAAATCTTCCTTCTTGTGCAAGTAACTCTTTAGTTTTATTTAATTTAGATATACTTCCTTGTAATATACGAGTTCTAGTAAAATAAATTAAACTACTTACACGTTGCCCTTTAGCTAACTTATAGTCAATCATCCTAGTCATATTATCATATTGAGTTTTTTCACTTACAAGTTTACCTTTAGAGTTCTTTTTCAATACTTTTGTATCTAAAGGAACTTGATGGATATATACTTTATAATTTGATACTATCTCATCTTGAATAGCTTGTTCAACTGTATAAGTTACAATTTTTTCAGCTAAAAGATAAATTCTAAGTGTTTCGGTGATTTGATAACCTAAAGTTCCTGATAATCCTAAAAGATAACTACTGTTACTTTGAATTGTCATACAATAATCTAATTCTCTTTCAGATAAAGCATGAATTTCATCTATGATAAACATATCATATTTAACATTTAAATGCTTTTTTAACGAAGATGAATTAGTTAATATATATTCATAGTCATCAGAACTAAATTTAGCTATATCTGTTTCCCAAGACTCTTTAATATTATTATCAGGATAACTGATAAGAATTTTACTCTTTTTTGGTAGAAGTTTATGTATAATTAATAAAGCTGTTCTGGTTTTACCAAACCTTAAACAAAGGTCTAATAATCCAGCCTTACGAACTTTTAAATGTTCAACAGCTTTATCACTAAATTCTTCTTGTAATTTGTTCCTTAAATTTGACATAAATTAAAACTTTTTAACTTTTTGATACCTATTTAGTGGTTTTTCCACCCCCAAGGATAGAGTACTCCTCCTCCTATAATTATCTAAAATACTTATAATTAAAAACCTCTTCATAATTATGTACTTGCCATTCTTCATTTAACTCTTTTGCTTTAGGTAATGTCTTAATAATACCTGTTTGACCCATAAATACAGTTCCTACACTAGCTCCATCTATTCCATAACTATTTTTTAGAATACCGATATTTCTAAAGAATTTATGTCCTGTTTTAGGACATCTAAATTTAGATACATCTCCATAGTTAATATCTTTAGTGTTATAGCGAATAGGATCGAAAATAGACAGTACTAAATCACTTGCATCAGCTACACTACCTGTTTCTTTTATATGGTCTAAATGCGGCTCAAATATGTCTTTACCGCCTTTTGATAAATCTCTATTAACTTGACAAACATTAATAAAAGAATAACCATTAATATCTCTGTATTCTTGTTGTATTTCTATTAGTTCATCTATAGTTTCTTTTTTAGATTTACCACTTCTTTTAGTTAAGCCTATATGGTCAACTACTATAATTACTTCTTCTTCTGGGGTATCGGGAATATAAACTGGATTCCCATCTATATTTTCATATTTTCCGTTTTTCTCTGCAAATTCTAAGATAATATCATCTATTTCTTTTACAGTTCTTTGTCCTTCATAATATTTAATATCTTTGTCCATTGCATTAAAATAAGATTGATATTCTTCAATATAAGACTCATCAATCCCATTTAATTTTCTATCTTTATACCAACCTAAAAGTAAAGGTAAATCTATGAGTTTACCCTTATCTTTAAAGATTTTAGCGACTAATTGTTTTGCATTAGTAAAGACTATGCTTCTCTCCATAGAGAAAACAATTATTTTTATTGGTTTATCGTGTTGAGAACAGTACTCCCAAGGATTTAAAACGAAAGCTTGATTTACTAAAGTTGATTTAGCAGAACCTGTCGAGCCAAAAATAGTAATCATCATTTTCTTTTTTAGTGAAATGTAATTATCTAATCTGTCTAAACCGGTAGGCAAGCCTTCGTTTTTCCCTGTAAGTCCATCCTCAATAGCTATTTTTAACTTTGAGTATGTACTCATGGTATTCGTTTTTATACCAATTTATACAAATTGGTATTTTTTGATTATATAAAATGTTTATTTTATGAGGCGTTACAATTCAAATGTAGTTTTTATTTTAGTCTCTTCTTCTTCAAAATTTTCATAATCCGAAGCAAGAGTAGATGTGTTATTTTTATCAATGTAATATTTTAAAATCCCTGGACCTAAATTAGATACAAATTTTAGTAGACATTTTTCTACTTTTTTTGAATCTTTAAGTTGATATTTATCTATAACTTTTGATAGTTTAGATTTAAAATCAATTAGATTAGGCATAAAAGGATATTTAACTCCTTTTATTTCCAGTTGGTATTGAGTTTTTCCGCAAGTTTCTTTTAATTTTTCTTTTAGTTTCTCAAATAATACTTCATAATAATCTTTTGAAGAATCCGTTGAAATTGCTGCTACTTCAAGTTCTTTACTATTAGCAAGAACATCTTTATAAGCAACTCGTAATATAACATCAGAGTTTTCAATTTTAGAAAGTAGCCAATCTTTGTTTATCTGTAATTGAGTTTCCATATTAATAATTTTACTCAAAGATAAGATTTCTTTTTCTTTATTGAACAATTTCCATGCTGCATTAACATCTACTTCAAGATATTTTTTCCATGTTGCTTGTAAAGATTCAGTATTTAAGATTATTTGTCGTTGTAGGTCTTTAGATAGACCTATACCTTCTTCAGTATAAGGAGCTCCTTGTTGCTTTAAAAAGTCTCTATACAAGGCAGTATCCTTTAATTTACTATACTGAGAGGTCATAATACAATGAAGTTCATCTTCATATAAGTAAGAACTTAATTGACATTTCATTATCACAAAACTTCTGTATTTAAAATGTGTTTTATATCCTAATATTTTACACTTCATTTCTTCTATAAGAGAAAAAGTATCTGGTTCTAATAGGACATAAAGGGTATCTGACTCTTCTATATTTGTTATGTCAGTGTACAGATAAGTATTAATAATACGAGATTGAATCTTATCTGTCAATGTAAATGAATACAAACCTATTGTAAATAAATAAGATGTATTCTTGAATATATGGGTTTCTAAATCTTTTTCGTCTATCATTGATTTATTTTTGTTTTAAAAAATCTACTCAATATATTTTTATTCAAACAATTTGGATGTAACATCCCTTCATCTGCGAAAAGATACTTAGCTTCATAAAAAGCAGCTAAATACTTTCCTTCTACAAACATAAGAATTTCTCTTTTTATATTTTTTGACGATTTTAAAAGAGATAAAAATTCTATATCTTTCGACGAACCAGTGTATTGAAGCCAATTACTAGATTTATACTCGTATTTGAATACTTTTTTAGTATTGGCCTCTAATCTCTCTTTTTTACTTATTTTCTTCTTAACTTTATTCATTAAGATCTTTTTCCCTATGTAATATTTATCCCCTATGGATATCTTATAAATAATATGTACTTGTTCATTATTTTGGTATTTTTTAGGTAAATCTTCTGTTGAACAGATATTTTTCCCTTTAAATTGCCAACAATCTATTATCGTAGAAATGTTTTTCTTTAATTTCTTTTTAGCCATTTAATTTTATAAAAAGCTAAGATACGATAAAAAATTGACAATTTATCTCTCATTCTTCTTTATTTTTTGTAAAATCTCTTTTTCTATAAGAAAATTTATGACAACATCTTCATCTACTTCAGCTACATCACTCATATATTGTATAATATATTCTAAAGATTCATATTCACAGTCTTCATAAGCTGCTTCAAGTTTTGCTTTTCTTTCTAATAATTTTTTTGTTAGTGACATAATTATATAAAAATTTCTTCTGGCATAGAATGTAAAGGACTTGCTCCTAAATAGATAGAAGTACTAAATCTTTGTCTTTGCCATTTGTGAGGTATTTTACTTTTATATTTTTCAACTATTTCTTTAAATATAGAATCTTTACAAGTATATTTTCTAAAAAATTCTACATCAGTATTTTTGTATTTTTCTTTTAATTCTTCCCAATTTCCTTTTGGAGTTGAATTTTCATAAAGTTCAGTCATGCACTCGTCATAGAG